TAAGGAATAATGAACCTGGTGAAACACCTCAACCACTTGACTTTTCCACAGGTAGTTTTTTATGTGATACTAATTTTGAATTTGCGATAACTCAACAAATACCTGATATGAAGATTATAGATTTTCTTACAGGGATTTTTAAAATGTTTAATCTTGTTGCATATACTAAACCTGATGGAAGTATATATGTAGATACATTAGATAACTTTTATGCTACCTCAACAACTTATGACATAAGCAAGTATATAGATGTAAATACAAGCGAAGTAGATGTAGCATTACCTTATAGGCAAATAAATTTTACTTATGAAGGATTAAAAACTTTTTTAGCTGCTCAATGGGAACAGTTAAACGCTAAAGAATGGGGAGCAGAAAAATATAATGCTGAAGGAGGTTTAGATGGAGGAATATATACTTTAAAACTTCCTTTTGAACATATGCAATTTGAAAGACTTTTGGATATTGAGGATGAAACAGGAGCAACACAAACAACAATACAATGGGGATTTTGTGTAAATGATAATCAGCAATCATATATAGGTAAACCAATTTTATTTTATCCTATTTTAAAAAGTGGAGGAGCAACAACTTCAATATCATTTAGAGATACTCCTACAAGCCATGATGAAGTAACATCTTATGTATTACCATCTAATAGTGTTGCTTTAGCAGCTTCTACAAGTACAGCTAATAAAAACTTTGGTAAAATGATAAATGAATATACAGGGCTATCTAATTACACAGGTACTCTTTATCAAAACTATTATAGCACTTACATAGAAAACTTATTTAAAACAAATGCAAGGATAGTTAAGTATACAGCTTATTTGCCATTACATATAATTCTTAATTACACATTAGCAGATATATTTATAATTAACGGAAAGCAATTTAGAATCAATAGTTTAAATATTAATTTAATTAACAATAAAAGTAAAATAGAACTTATTACAATATGATAGTATTTACATTATTAAATATAGATGAGTTTTACGGAGTAAGTGAAACAATAGAAATAGCAAAAGGTAAAAACAAAATGCCTTTATCATTTAAAGAAGGATTTAAACAAATAAAAAGAAATAGAAAATGGCAGAAATAGTTGTTATTGATGTGCAAACTAACGCACTTGCAGCCAATAAGGAAATTGAAAAATTAACAGATAGCGTTGAAGATTTAGCACAATCAACCAAAGAGGTTACACAAGAAACAAGCAAAGCATCTACTGGTTTTGAAGATGTTACAAAGAATGGTGGTGCTATTGCTATATTAGACCAATTAACTGGAGGTCTTGCATCAAGAGTAAGAGATAGTTACGAAGCTACTAAACTATTTAATTTTAGTTTAAAGGGTATGCGTACAGCTTTAATTGCTACTGGTGTTGGAGCATTTGTTGTTGCGTTAGGTTTAGTTGTAGCTTATTGGGATGACATTAAAGATGCAATATCTGGTGCAACTAAAAATCTGCAAAGATTTATTGATAATCAAGAAAACTTAATTAAACAATTAAATGCAGAACTTGTAATTTTAGAAAAACAAAAAGAACTTGCAAATTTAAGAGGTGAATCTATAGGAAAAATAAATGATGAAATTATTAAAACTTTAAAACTCGAAAAAGTAAATAATAATCTTTTATTAGATAGACTTGAAACACAACTTGAAGTTGAAAAATCAAAAAAAAGAGAATTAACTTTTGGAGAAAAATTACGATTACAAGCATCTAAAGCTCTTGGACTTGGATATGCTGCTCAAAAACAAGCTGAAATATATAATGATAAATATGCAAAAAGGTCTGAACTTGAAGACAAGATATTAGAATTAAAAACAAGAAATTATGATATAGAAATTAAAACAACTACAGTAGCTGAAGAATCATTAGGTCGAACAAAAAGAAACATAGAAACAGTATCTGAATTAGCTATGGAATCTGAAATAGCAGTAAATGATACAATATTACAATCAAACCAATTAGCAGCTGATTCTTTCGAAGTTAAAAAACAATTTACAAAAGAGGATTATGAAAATACTGTACTAACTGAAGAAGCTAAATTAAATATGACAAAAAGCACTCTTGGTAATATTTCTGCTGCTCTTGGAGAAGGCACAAAAGCTGGTAAGGCTGCTGCTGCTGCTGCTGCATTAATAAATACTTATCAAGGTATAACTGCTGAACTTGCAACTAAAACAGTAACACCTTTTGAATTTGCTATCAAATTGGCAAATATTGCTACTACAGCAGCTATTGGTTTTAAATCTGTAAAAGACATTTTAAAAACAACACCTAAAAATGCAACATCATCAGCTTCTAACCCTTCTCGTGGTGCTACTGCTCCAGCACAATCTCCAGCATTTAATATTGTAGGACAAGGTGGAGCAAGTCAAATAGCAACAGCACTTGGAGAACAACAACAACAACCTGTTCAAGCTTATGTAGTATCACAAGATGTTACTACTGCTCAAAGTTTAGAAAACGGAATAATACAAGGTGCAACAATAGGAGGATAATATAACAAAAAACAAAAATTATTGTTTATAAAAAAAGAATTATGGAAATAATAGAATTAGTAATAGACGAGAATGAAGAACTATCTGGAATAGAAGCTATATCAGTAGTTGAGTCTCCAGCAATAGAAGAAGATTTTATTGCATTAAAAGACCAAAAGCAAATCAGACTTGCTGAAATAAGTAAAGAAAAACGCTTATTAATGGGTGCAGCTTTGATACCAGAGAAACCTATATACAGAAAGTCTGGAGACCACGAGTTTTACATTTACTTTTCTAAAGATACAGTAGCTAAAGCATCACAAATGTTTTTAAAACGTGGTAATCAAGGGCAAGCAACATTAGAACATACAGAAGAAAAACTATCTGGAATGACTATAGTTGAATCTTGGTTAGTAGAGGATGAAGTACACGACAAATCACGTAAGTATGGCTTAGAAATGCCCTTAGGCACTTGGATGGTAGCTATGAAAGTAGACAACGATGATATATGGAATAACTATGTAAAAGAAGGTAAAGTAAAAGGCTTTTCAATAGAAGGTTACTTTGCTGACAAACTAAATAGACCACAAGATAAGCAACAAGACCAATTAAGCGAAGATGATAAACTACTAAACGAAATAATAGATGTACTCAAGGAATCAAACACCAACAAAAAGTAGAACAAGCCCAAAAGGTGGTAAAAGAGGTTGTTTGTGCAAAGACAATACTTATAACTCTAAATGTTGCAACGGAGACTTACAAAACCAAGGAATTGGTAATATATCAGGGCAAGGTAATTGAATTTACAACAACAAATAACTAATGTTGTTTAATAAAAAAGTAAATACTTAAAATTAATATATATGAACTCTAAAGAAACCCTTAACAAAGTTAAGACATTACTAGGTTTAGAAGTTCAGTTAGAAGAGAGAAAGTTAGAAAACGGAACTCGCTTTGAAGCTGATTCTTTTGAAGCTGGTAAAGAAATCTTTATCATAACTGATGAAGATGAAAGAATTGCAGTACCAAAGGGAGAGTACCTTTTAGATGATGGCTTTACAGTTATCGTTGAAGAAGATGGTATTATCTCTGAAGTTAAAGAAGCTGTAGAAGAAGAAGTAGAAGAAGTTGTAGAAGCACCAGTTGTGGAAGAAGTTGAAGCTGCTGAAGAAGCTGACGTACAAGATTGGGAAGGAATGGAAAAAAGAATTAAAAATCTTGAAGATGCTATCGCTGATTTAAAATCACGTTTTAGCGAAAAAGATGATTATAGTTCTGAAGAAACTGAAGTAGAATTATCTGCTGAACCATTAGTACACAATCCAGAAGCTAAAGGAAAAATGCAAATGAACCTTTATGCACAAAATAGACCAATGAGTACTCAAGATAGAGTATTTGCTAAATTATTCAATAAATAAAAAATAAATAAAAACCAAAGATTATGTCAAAAAAAATAGACCTTGCAACTACTCTTAACATAAGTACAAGTTATGCTGGAGAATTTGCTGGAAAGTACATTAGTGCTGCACTTTTAAGTTCAAGCACAATTGAAGATGGAGGCGTAGAAGTTATGCCAAACGTTAAATTTAAATCAGTTATCCAAAGAATTGAAACTGGAAACTTAATTGCGCCTGGAGTTTGTAACTTTGATGCTACATCAAATGTTGATTTAACAGAAGTAGTAATTGAACCAGAAGAATTCCAAGTAAATTTAGAATTATGTAAATCTACATTCGTTAAAACTTGGGAATCTATTCAAATGGGGTATAGCGCCTTTAATCCAAACGGATTACCTACATCATTCGCTGATTATTTAGTTGGACACGTAGCTGGAAAAGTTGCTGCTGCTAATGAAAATAATATCTGGACTGGAAATTTAGGTGGAGCTCAACTTGGAGAATATGATGGATTAGAAACTCTTGCAGCTGCTGATGCAACTGTTATAGATGTACCTAACCCTGTTGCTTTAACAGCTACTAACATTATTGATAAAATGCAAGAAGTTGTAGATTTAATTCCTAATTCACTTTACGGAAAAGAAGATTTAAAATTATACGTTTCTAACAAAGCTGCAAAATTATACATTAGAGCTTTAGGTGGATTTACTGCTACTATTGGTGCTGCTGGTACTGATAGCAAAGGAACACAATGGTATAATAACGGAAGTTTATCTTTTGGAGGTATTCCAATCTTTGTAGGAAGAGGAATGTCTGACGACACAATGATTGCTGCACAATCAAGCAACCTTTTCTTTGCAACTGGACTTTTATCTGATTACAATGAAGTAAGAGTAATTGATATGACTCCAATCGATGGTTCACAGAATGTGAGAATGGTAATGAGATTTACTGCTGCTGCTGCTATAGGAGTAGGTGCTGACGTAGTTTACTACGCTGGATAATTAAACTAATAAGGGGAGGGTAAAACCTCCCTTTATATTATTAACTTAAAAACCTTAAACATATGTCTTGTGATATTGGAGCTGGAAGATTAGAGCCTTGTAAAGACTCGGTTGGAGGGATAATTGCAATCTATATTTCAAATTATACAAGTGGCTTATTAAATGCCCCATCTGCTGGTGGTGCTACATTTGGAACTGATGATGAAATAACTGGATTTGCATCTCCTTTAACTTTTTACAAATACGATTTAAAAGGTGCTAACTCTTTCGAACAAACAAACGAGAACTCAAGGGACAACGGAACGTCATTCTGGACACAAACTGGAACGATAGTTTTAAAGAAACAAGACCTTGCAACTCGTAAAGAATTAAAATTATTAAGTTATGGTAGACCTCAAATAATCATACAAGATTATAATGGGAATTACTTTTTAGCTGGAATTGAAAATGGATGTGAATGTACCGTTAATACAGCTACTGGAGCAGCTATGGGAGATTTGAATGGCTATAATATAACTTTTACTGGAACTGAAAAAGCACCAGCATTTTTTGTAGATTCTGCAATTATTGGAGATACTACTAATACTGTTGTTGTAGTAGGAACTTAATTTTTATACATTTTTTTTTAAATTAAGGGTATTCTAACGAGTACCCTTTTTTTATATAAAACACTTTTGCCCTTTTTTTGTTATTTAAAAAAGCTTTTAATGATAATATTAACTACAAGCACTAATGCACAACAATTAAAGTTTATTCCAAGAGAATATTCTGCTAATAGTGTTGTAATTACAGACCAAGACACAAATACACCAGTAACATATTCTGGTTTAACATTTGCAAAAGATAAATACTATTTACAAGGCAATGTAACATTTAGTCCAGTTCTAAAAGAAGGTACATTTTATACATTAAAAGTATTAAACGGAACAAGCGTAGTATATAAAGACAATATATTCTGTACAGACCAGACTATAAGCACATATAGTATTAACAAAGATGTATATACAGAACACGCAACAACTAACGAATACGTAGTATTATGAGCGAATTTTTCGTAACAAAATTAGCAGCTTACACAGCTCCAGAGGTTGTAGAGTTAAAAAACAAAGATTGGGTACAATACGGAGTAGATAATAACTACTTTAATTACATTATTGATGTAAACAACAACTCAACAACTTGTAGAGCTATTTCTATAGGTATTTCTAATATGATTTATGGAAAAGGTCTTGCAGCACACGATGGGGATAAAAGACCAGAGCAATATGCTCAAATGATGTCTTTATTTAAGAAGTCTGATTTAAGAAAATTCATAAATGATTATAAAGTTCTTGGAATGGCAGCATTTCAATTAGTTTACCAAGATGGAAAAGTAAAACAAGTACATCACTTTCCTATGGAAACTTTAAGAGCAGAAAAATGTAACGACAAAGGAGAAATTGAAGGATGGTACTACTCAAATAATTGGGAAAACTTAAAACCTACAGAAAAACCTGAAAGAATACCAGCATTTGGATTTGGCAAAGCAAATGGAGTAGAAATGTATGTTTTAAAGCCTTATGAAGCTGGTAAATACTATTATAGTAGTCCAGATTGGTCTTCTGCAATGCCTTACGCTGTTTTAGAAGACGAAATAGGAGATTACCTTATAAATGATTGTATAAATGGTTTTAGTGGCACTAAAGTTGTTAATTTCAATAATGGAGTCCCAGACCCAGAAAAAATGCAATCAATAAAAAGTGATGTATTAGGTAAATTAACTGGAAGCAGAGGAGAAAAAGTAATCGTTGCTTTTAATAACAATTCTGAATCAAAGACCACAATTGATGATATTCCTTTAAACGATGCACCTCAACACTATCAGTATTTAGCTGATGAGTGCTTTAGAAAGCTAATCGTTGGTCATAGGGTTACATCTCCAATGCTTCTGGGAATACGAGAAGGTAATGATGGACTTGGTAATAATGCAGAAGAAATTAAAAACGCTACACAATTATTTGACAATATTGTAATACGTTGTTTTCAAGACCAAGTAATAGAATGTATTGATGCTATCTTATCAGTTAATGATATTGCTTTAGATTTATACTTTAAAACTCTAAAACCAATTGAATTTAGTGATATTGATATTGTAAATGAAGAAATTATTGAAGAAGAGACAGGTTATGAAATGAGCCTTAAGAAAATAGACGGTCAAGAAGTTTACAAGACTAAAGAAGAAGCAGAAGCAAAAGCTTTAGAGCAAGGATGTGAAGGATATCACGAACACGAAGAAGATGGAGTAATGTATTATATGCCTTGTGAATCTCACGATGAGATAGTAGACTTAAAAAAACCTTGTCAAGCTGGATATGAGCAATATGGTATGAAAATCAAAGATGGGAAAAAAGTTCCTAACTGCGTACCTATTAAAATGACTGAAGACGAAACTGAAAATGTATTAGGTCATTTAGCAGAGAGTGGTGAAAAAATGGAAGATGGTTATGTATTTGTAGATGAAATAAATGAAGAAGATGATGTAGATAATGAAGATTGGGCAAATTACTTAATAAAAGAGAAAAAAAGCACACTATCTAAAGTAAAAGGTTTATTAGGATTAAAAGATGAAATAGATTCAAAGAAAAACGGAAGCTCTTTTAGTTATTTAGATTCTAAAAATGGATTATATAAAATTAGATATACTTATGCAAGAGGTTCTTATAAACCAAGTTTATCACAAAGACCTTTTTGTAGAAATATGATGAATATGGCAAGTGCTGGTATAGTATGGAGAATAGAAGATATAGACAGAGCAAGTAGAGAGGGTGTTAATAGAGAATTAGGGCATAATAGGCAACCTTATGACCTCTTTAAATTTAAAGGTGGTATATACTGTAGACACAAATGGAAAAAGGTCTTATATAGGCTTGAAAGCAATACAGAGCCATCAGAGAATTTAGGAAACTATAAAAAGACAAGGACTATTCCTAAAAGTTATATGAAAAACCCAAGTGGGTCAAAACAAGCTGGAATTGCACCAGAAAATATGCCAAACAGAGGAGCATACCCAAAATAAGATATTATGGCAAAAGCATTATTTATAACAACTAAAGACGTAAAGAGATATTCGGTACTTTCTGGCAATGTAGACCCAGACAAGTTTATCTATATGGTTGAAATTGCTCAAGATACAGAGGTGCAAAATTATTTAGGAACTAAACTACTTGAAAAATTACAAGACTTAATTATAGCTGGTACAATTAACGACCCAGCTAATGCAGCTTATAAAACGCTTTTAGAAACATATGTAAAGCCTATGACTATTTATTGGGCTTTAGTATGTTATATGCCTTTTGCTGCTTATACAGTAGCTAATGGAGGTGTATATAAGCACACATCAGAAAGTAGTGTAACTGTAGATAAAGACGAGGTTGATTACCTTGTAGAAAAATATAGAGATATAGCACAATTTTATACTAATAATTTCATTGATTTTATGGTATATAACCAAAATACATATCCAGAGTATAACGCAAATACACAGGATGATACTTACCCAGACACTTCTAACGTAGATTTCGGTGGATGGGTACTATAAGGTATAAACAAAAAAAAGAGAATATTGTAAAGTTAGTACAATATTTAAAAAAGAAATATGTGGACACAAACGAACACGCTAAACGTAGAAATAAATTATGAGTATAACAGCGAACACATCAAATTGGGGATTATATTATAGCTATTCTTGGTGGGGAACTGCGCAGAATGATGTAGAATGGGGAGATGATTATTACGTTTCTTATTTGCAATCAGATTTAAGACGTAGAGTTTCAACGTATGAGAATAACATAATGACTATTCAATTGTTAAACGACTTAAAAGAATGTTATGAGTAATTTACTACAAAAAGCAAGTATTGTAACCACTCCAACAGCTTATGGGGTAGGTGTGTTAAACTCTATAAAACCAGCTATTCCTTTTGGAGAAGAGCTAATATCTAATGGTAGTTTTAATAATGGTTCAACTGGTTGGACAATAATAAACGGAACTGTTACAGATAAATATAACGCTTCTATGACTGCTTATCAAAGTGGTATTAGAATTGTACCTTTTGCTTATACTGGTACTTTTAAAGTAGTTTTTGATTTAGTTGTTACAAGTGGTAGTTGTAAATTTGATGCTGGTGGTGGAAATGATGAAATATACACAACTAGTGGCACAAAAGAAAAAATAATAACAAATCCTACTAAATTTGAGTTTAACGCTTTTAATTTAGGTTGGGTAGGTACTTTAGACAATGTATCAGTTAAAGAAATGATAGATGCTGATTTCGACTTCACAAGAACATCAAGTGCCACACGAGTTAATCCAGATTACTTATTAGAAACAGTATCTATTAATGGTAGTGAGTTAGTACAGAATGGAAACTTTAGTGAATTAGGAAGCGAGATAATAACTAATGGAAACTTTGAAACAGATAGTGATTGGAGCAAAGACTCTAACTGGTCTATAAGTGGTGGCTCTGCTAATGCAGATGGAACTTCAAGTAACAATATTAGCCAACCAAGTGTAATTCCAACAATTGGTGAAACATATAAAATTACATTTGAAGTATTAAGTATTTCGCAAGGTTATTTTCAAGCAAGATTAGGTAATGAATTAGGGGTACAAGCAAATAATGTAGGTGTATATACATCTTATGTTACAGCAACAAATACTGATAGAATACGAATTTACGCAAAGTCTTCTGCTATTGGCTCAATAGACAAAGTATCAGTTAAGCAAGTAGACCCTAATGATTATTGGGATTTAGGAACAGGGTGGAGTTTTGGAGATGGTAAAGTAATTGGAAATGGAACTTCGTTTACATACATTACACAATCTACTGTTGCAATTCAAAATAAAAAGGTAAAATTAACTTTTGATATTTTAGATTATGTTAGTGGTACATTTAGACTTCTACCATCAGATAGGCAAGATGGTTTAGATGAAAGATTTAGTGGTAATGGTAGTTATGAAGTTATATATACATCTACAGTTAATTTATTTAGACTTCAACAACAAGCTTTTAATGGCTCTATAACAAACATATCTATAATAGAATTACAAGAAAACGGAGTACCAAGATTAGATTATACTAATGGAACTGCAAGTATTTTACTTGAAAATCAGAGCACTAACTTGCTTAATTATTCTAATGATTTCAGTAATTCAGACTGGACTAAACAATCTGGAGTTACTGCAACTTATAACACAACGGAAACTTTAAGCCCAGATGGAACTTATAATGCTACTAAATTAATTGGTAATGGAACAACTGGTATTTTTGATTCAGTTACTGTTTCTGGTGTAGTTAGTCGTTCAATATATATAAAAAGCGTTACAGGAAATGTTAATGTAATACTAAAAGACCCTCAAAATACTGTTACGCAAAAAACTTTAAATGTTACTACGCAATGGCAAAGGTTTGAATTAGTTGAAGATAACACAATATCAAGTCAGGGTCTATGGGTTGATGACATTCCCTCTTCAGGAATATATATATACGGCGCACAAATAGAATCTCAATCATACACTACATCGTACATACCAACAGACGGTTCATCAGTTACAAGAGCAGCAGAAACCTTAACCAATGCTGGTAATAGCGACTTAATAAATTCAACAGAGGGAGTTCTATATGCAGACATATCTGCACTTGCAAACGATGGTACAAATAGAAGGATTAGTTTAGTTAAAGATGGAAATAATAAAATAAATTTAGTTTTATCTACATCAAGTAATACTGTACAAGCTATAGTAATATCTGGTGGAGCTGTACAATTTAATCAAAGTTTTGTAATATCAGATACCACTGAATTTAATAAAATTGCAATAAAATACAAAGTTAATGATTTTGCTCTATGGATAGATGGAGTTGAAGTAGCAACAGATACAAGTGGAAATACTTTTTCAAGTGGAGAACTTACTACTCTAACATTTGATAACGCTACAGGTACAAATCCTTTCTACGGAAGATGCAAATCAGTAGTAGTATTTAAAGAAGCATTATCAGATACAGAATTAGCTTGTTTAACAAGTACAAACAACAGAGAAATATTTTTAAATTATTATTATAGAATGCAGTATGTAGGAGCTAATACAGAAGCTTTAAGCTGCGCAGAACAAACTTTTAACATATAATTATGGCAACACCAAGTTTAGCAATGATACCATCTGCTTATGCAGATTCTAAAGTATATTCAGTACTACCTAATAATGGAGATGGGGACTTTACTTTTAATAGAGATAGCTCTGCTACAAGAGTAGGACAAAATGGACTAATACAAACAGTAGGATATTTTAGTAGTCAATTAGTTAATAATGGAAGTTTTGATGATACAAGTGCTTGGACTATAAGTGGTGGGAACGCTGCTATATCTAATGGTAAATTAAACTTTAACAATGCTGCTAATTATGGAACAAGTGTATCAAATTCAGCATCAGTAGTTTCAGGTAAAACATATTTAGTAGAATTTACTATTTCTGATTATTCTTCAGGTGCTGCACAAATAAGATTAGGCAGTCAGTTTGGAACATCAAGAAATGCTAATGGCACTTATACGGAATATATAGTAGCTAATGCAACTGAAATAAGATTATATTCATCAAGCAGTAACACGACCTTATCAATAGATAATGTAAGCGTTAAAGAAGTATTAGGCGACCAACCAAGACTAAACTACGATATATCAAATGGAGTAGTACAATCTTGCCCTTC